TTGTACTGGGTGGAAAGAGTCAGACTCTAGTCCGTCACTGATCTCTGCGAATAGAGAGTCCAATACTTCGAGCTCGGCAGTCGAGATATCACGCACGTGAAATAGATTGTAGATCTGTTCTTCGAACGTAGGTGACCCATCAAGAGGTTCGACCGCATAGTACGCCTCCATAAACTTGATAAGTTCAGGATACTGTGTTGCATAGAACTCAGGTAATACCTGAGTGACCTGAGGCTTATGAAAGTTAGGTGCGGTTCTGTTCTTGCCAATAATGTGAGACATTATAGTTCAACCTGTGTTACACCGTCATCGATTCTGCCGCGAGTATACGATGCACCCGCATCTAGCTGTAGGATGTAACTACGTAGTGGACGAATCGTACTCTGGTTCGCTGGTAATGCACTGAACTTGATAGTGTCACCAATGAATCCAGTACCGTCGATGCGCAGTGCGCTCAGTACAACCTTACCTGTGGCTGGTTCATAGTAACCGATCTTCTCGATCAACACAACACCATCTAGGTCAACAAGTTGCATCTCATAACCACCCAACTTATTCACCAGACGACAACTGATACCGTTTGATTTGAATGCGGTTGACGTAACAATATGCGTATCCTTATCTGGTCCTGCAAGAGTAATCGGGAAATCAATTTGGAAATCCTGATCTAAGAAGTCAACCGTTGCTTCCTGATTCGTAACACGTTGCGCATTCAAGTCCGCAATCATTGTAGGTACATTCAAACGTTGTTGTACCTTGACTTCCATACGAGAGTTAAGGATTGCACCTGACAACGCATCGATGTCAGACAATAGGTTTGAACGACGGAAGGTCGAACCGAACTTATTCAACTCATTCTCGACGTAATTGTTGATCACGTCATTGACTTGCACCTGTAGTGCCTCGACCGATGTGATGTTCTTAGCAGCATCAATCTGGAAGATGGTTCTTAGTTCTAGGAAAGTATCTTTCTTAGGAACGAACTCAGTGTCGATAGACATGATCGATAGATTAGACGTTAGGTCACTGACAATAGATTCTTCTGCAAGAGTCTGTGCATTGGTACCCTCTAGGCCTTCTTTATATAGCAGACTGACGAATACCTTACCGTACTCTGGTGGTACATTGTCGTTACCACCCCATACGATTACGTCATCAACGTAACCACGATAGTTGCTTAGAATCATACCACGGTAATCGTCGGCAGTTACTAGACGATTCTGTGCAACAAATGCGCGAGGTGCACTCACCTTGATTGATCTCAAAGACTCTTTGTCCGCACCACCCGCAGCAGTAGTTACCGTGGTAATAGTCGGACGGTACAGACTACCTTTCCAACTAATGTCTGTTGTGGTGAATCCAGTCGCACCGTTTGCTTCTGGACCCTTGGTTGACTGATATTCTACTTCTAGTCGGTTACCTGCAACTGGACCCTTACCCAAGATGTTACCATCACTGAAGAACAACTCGTACTCACCACTCGCAGTTTCTCGAATCATATACACACGAGATTCGTCGGTGATATTCTTCACATCCTGAATGTATGAGTATGGTGTGTACTCTGTGCCCGTAAAGTTATCAAAAACCTTGACAACCATCGTGCTAGTGTCTATAGTAGTATCTGGGATAATGTAGACGTTGTCATCCGTAGACTTGCCTACGCGGAATACCTTACGGCGAGTCTCACCTTCTACCAATGGGATTATCTCTGAACCACTGGTTGTTTTGAAAACGAAATTACCGCTACCATCATTCTCTGCGATGTATTCGTGTTCGGTCTTGAATGAGTAGATGACATCATCAACCGATGCAGAAAATGTCTGTCCCGCTGGGATAGTAAGTGAAGCAGGTCCAGTCGGAATGTTTACGGACACATTGACTTCTGCAATCGCACGAGTCATTGACTTCGGTAGATACCCTAGAGTCTCTGCGTGTGCAAGAGCAGACGAACGGAATTGTGACGTTGCCAAGAACGATTCGTTAACCGCCATGTTTGCGATCAAACCATTGATGTGAGTGTTGTACGCAAGTACGTCCAAGATGCTAGACAAACCACTCGCTTCGAAGTCGTGGTCAGTGTAACCACTTTCTTTTAGAGACGCCTTTAGTTTCTGTTTGATATTGGCGAAATCTAAATCAGATGTAGTGATTGCCATTTATCGAGTCCTCGCGATGTTCACGTTCAATGTAACCACCTGTTTGGATGCGGTCACTAGAAAAACAATTGTTATGTTAAGAGAGTTATAATCTGGGCTGAACTGAGATTTGATCTCACGTACTTTTGCACGTGGTTCATATGTATTGATGGCACTCGTAATCATATTGGTGACATCTTCGTTATCTAGATCGACACCTAGTTCAAACAACAAGTTACCCATGTTCGCACCGTAGTTAGGTTGAAATGGTTTCTCTCCCTTGTTGGTCATAATCAGATTCTTCACCGACTGCGCAACCGCAGCCGCTTCGGTCTTGCTGTACAAGTCCCCCGAAGGTTTTAGTGTGAATGTGCAATCTATGTCCCTGTTTAATACAGGAGTCGAAACCGTGATAGGTCTCGAATTTAAATTGCCATCTGATATTGATGCGATCTTTGCCATTACCGTTCAACTCTTTTTGTTGTATTTATACGACTTTGATAGAAAGGGGGAAACCTAACATACCTAAGACATCACAGAAAGTCAAGAAGATTAAGTCTAATATTTTACCAAGGCCGATTGCATCAAGGAATTTCTTGATGATCTCTACCCATTCAAACAGTAATTTCTTCTGCCAGTTGTTCGCAAAGTCTTTCAGTGCATCGACGAAGTCATCGATTTTCTTCTCTGCGATCTCGACAGTCTCTTCGATTGTACCCCCGATCATGTCCGCAACTGAGTAGCCGAACAACTCCAACTCTTCGAGTTCCTTGACAAAGGCACTGTGCAACATAGACTTGATGTCAATGTCCGCAACCAGTTCGTCTACCTTTTCATCAATCTCTTTCTGTAGATCAAGGTTTTCGAAATCGTCAACCTTCTGTTTCGCACTCTCGATCTTGCCTTCAACCTCTTTGACCTTCTCTTCGATAATGGCCTCTTGTGCCTCGATACGTGCCTTCGCAACATCGACCTGTCCCTTGATAAATCCTTCGATATCAAAGTTCAGTAGAGAGATGATACTTGGTAAACCCAAGGCTTCCCATATCTCATCGAACACCTCAATCAGTTTCTTGAACATTTTCCAGAGTGTATTGGTCAACCAATCCATGATCTCTGTCTTGATGTACTGCCACGTCAGACGTGCCTTCCACTGGTCACACTTGACACCAAAGTCACCGTCCCAGAATCGAAACTGTTCTGGTATCATATTATAGTATCGATCAACCTCATCTTCAATCTGTTTCATCACGCGTTCTTGTTCTTCTGCTTCCAGAATCTTCAACACGTCGATAGAGATACCCAGCACATTGACCGTAAAGCTGACGGGTACTAGTTTTGAAATCATCTCCAGAATCTTAGCGGGAATAAAGATGTGGTACTCTTTAACCAACTCTTTAAAACAGTCGTCGGCCTCTTTCTGGTAGTTGCGTATCTCACCCTTCTTCCAGTATGGAGAGAATAAATCTGCAACTGTATCGATCATCGCTTCTAAGTCATCGATGATTCCCTGTAACTCTGCCTCTATGTCAGCGGGAATATTCTCGATGTCCTGTAGAATGGCCTCTGCGTCTTCTTCGAGTTCTCGTATCGTTTCCTCTACTTCGTCCTCTATCTTCTCTGGTAGTTTCGCTAACTCTGTCTTTAGTTTATTAGGAAAGTCCAGTAACTCATTGAAACTATTGACAATATCCGCACGAGTCGGTAGAAACAGTTCTCCGTTGTCGCACTTAATATCGATTGAACCCGCCAGTAGAAATGCGGGTAGTCCGATACCCAAGGAATCGAGAACGTCCTTCTGACGCGATGTGAGACCCTTTACGGAAGGGATTTCTGGACTAGGTGTACCATTGACGAATAGGTTAGGTAACTCAATCGGCGCCTCTGGTACAGGAGGCTGTGGCTCTGACTGGAAACCATAGACCAACTCCGTCCCTAATCGTATCTCCTTGATTAGGTCCGAACTTAGATAGATGACTATAGAATCGTCGTTGTTGACAGACATGATTAAGAGTTCAGTTTAACAGTAGAACCGTTCAAAGACAGTGTGCCACCAACAGTCAGACTTGTATCTCCGACTACCTTGATGGTACAGTTTCCATTGATTGATATTTCTCCGTCTCCTACGATCTGCACTTTACCGTTGTTGTTGACAACCAGCGTCTCATCTTTATGAACATACGTCGTACGACTACCGTCCGGATAAATCTCTGACCACGTACCCGCACTGTGGTACTCCATGATGCGTTCAGAGCCTTCGGTGTCGTCGTATTCTTTGAAGTGTCCGGACTCAGTCTTGTAAACCTTGTTCTTCGGATACTCACCACGTTGATCTGTACGTGGATTCTTGTCACCTTCTTTAGGCAGAGTGCCTAAGACTAATGGTAACTGTGAGTTCTTGCCATCCAGAAAGATACCGAAAACCTGAGTACCCACTAACAAACCAAGATACTGTCCGTTACCCTCGTGAACACCGTGTGTCGCAGGCGCAAGAACCTGTGCCCAAGGTAGGTCTTCGTCCGGAATTGTTTTCTCAGTACCATACACACCGTACACGCGTACACGTGCACGTCCGATCTGTAACGGATCGTCTTCGACATTGACAACCTCTCCGACGAACCAACGCGTCTGGTCACCGTAGAAGTCTATGTTATTGCTTGGAATCATTTAGTCACCACTTCCTCATTCGCCAACTTCACACACGAGTGAGTGGCCACATAATTCTCACGACGGAACGAATGCTTGGTAGCAAAGATAAGGAAGTCACCCGACTTCTTCTTATCAAAACGATCATCTTGTTCATTGGCGTCATCGATGTTACGCAAGAAACGCAAACGGATCTTATTACCTATACTGTTATTAACGTCACCTTTCATGAAGTCAATGAAGTTTACACTGACGATCAACGGGCTCTTCTTCAGTACCGCATCCATCGCCTGATTGACCATGTCTAGTTTATAGTTTGCATAATCCTTTTCTTGACCATAGGTCTCAAATGTGTCTTGCGCCCATGTACTCTTCAACTGAGTAATGTTACGACTCTTCTCTTTGTTCAGTCCAGTTGCACTGAAGTAAGAAAGAGTCTTTGTGTCCAGCTTAGAGACCACGTCTTTCTGAATGTCGTGTTCTCCACCGAATCGTTCGTTCTTCACTGTATCGATCACAGTATAGTCAGACGCAACCAGACCCTTGGCAATCATCTCAAACAATGTATCCACACTGCGTTGTTGATACCCAAGGATAGTACGACGACGAATGATGTTCTCTTTAACCTTCTCAGTGTCCATCGAGTCTGGGATGTTGGCCTGTATGTGTGAGTACGGATACTCTGGGTTGATGACACTACCATTCATGAGTGTCTCCAGATCAGCGAACTGTAGGTCATCTCCAATCAGTGTGGAGTAAAGATAGAATGGATATCCGTCTTTGGTACTTGTTGCATTCTTAATCCACGCCATCGATTCGATAGGGTTTAGGTTAGGTACGATCACCCTCATGCTCTTTTGATTAGGTTTACCTGTAACCTTGACCTTCTTATCAACTTTTTCCGCCATCTTGGTGATGATGTCTTGCGGTTGACCCGTATAAGGTTGGTTGATGTTGATGTGGTTTGCCTTGAAGGCGTGTTCTTCGACTAGGTGGAGTACCACGTTCTCTTGCGTATCGTTCGCCTTCTGGGACATCAACACCTTTGAGATGCGGAACTTCTTTTCAAAAGAAACGAACTCTGACTCCGCCATGTCTGCTTTTAGTTTGATCTTGACCAGTTCCCCACCCTGAATGAGGCCACTACTGATCACGTCAGCAGTATCCACAAATGATAATACACCTGTTAGGTAAGGTTTGTCTAGGTGTTCGAATACATCGATGTCTGTAACCGTGTTACGTATGTCGATGACCTTATCACCCATGTAGTCATTAACTATCGAAACCTCTTCGAATTGTATCGGACTACGGTTTTCTATTTCAATAGTCATAGAGTTCTCATAGCGTTCTTATATGCAGTCACGATCTGACCAATCGAGTCTGGTCGTATGACACGAATCTGACGTAGACTCTCGTTCTCTGCCAAATAGAAGTCCTCGTGTGTCACTTCAACTAGATTCAGTGTTGGGCCAGTGAATGGATTTATATCCACGATACGTCCGTTCGCTGGATTTACATAGTGTCGTGCACTCAAGTACTCTGGTCCCGACGAATCGACCAACAGAGTTTCGTTGTTGTTCGAGTTTACAAGCATACCGTCTTCGAAGTACCCACTAACATACTTAAGGACAACCTGACCCAAGTCTAGATTACGGTGTGACACGACGCCTGTTCCGGTCGGACTTTGTACGATCTGACCCACTTGGAACTTATCGACGATGTCTTCTCTTGTATTCAAAACATGTCCGGAGTAATCTTTCTGGACTTTCAGGATAACGTCGGAACGATCAATTGGCCATCCACGTTCACGGATAGAATCATTCATCAAATAGAACGTCCAGTGCAGTTGTGCGTTACCATAGAAACGATGTGCAACGTGGTCTGGGCGTTCGCCCTCTTTGATGTGGTAATCAAGGTAGAATGAGGAGTTGTTTTTGATTTCATCCAGTACGTCCACGTATGCAGTGATGTTCTGCATGATGGCACGTTCTTGAGTTGTACCGAACTGATAGAACTCCTTTGGGAATGAGCTAAAGAATGACATTAGAAACCGCCCTCCAATACGTCAGCTCTATCGACTGTCTTCTCTTCAATCAATGATATTGATAGATCAATCTCAGCAGGAGTACCGTCATCGTGATATGCCATAGAGCCTGGGTTGTATGTTGTGTTGATACTACGGATGTAACAGTCCTTAAGTCTCGTACCAATGTTTGCGAAAGAACCATCCTCTTTTGCGTACTTAAACGATACGTCGAATAGATGCGGATAAACGTAACCACCACTCACACCGTCAACGATGTTGATGCTCTCTGGATACGCCGCAGCACGGAATAGTTTAATGATGTCTTTGACCATCTGCGCTTCTTCTGGACTCTTCGGTATGAACTTGAAGGTGAACTGAAACTCGCGCAACGCAACATTACGGAACGCAGAGCGAATGTTAGGGTTAACCGATACTGCGGCTGCAAGACTGACTGCGTCTCCCGCTGCACCAATCTTGTTGACGCGTTGCGCACCACGCACAGCTGCAAGTCTTGCCTGATCTCCGGTGTTGGTTCCCTTCAGGATGTCGGTGATAGATCCAGCACCCGTCTTAATGCCCTGTAGGATTGCATCCTGAATACTACCACCTGAACTTAAACCTTGCATCATCGCAGCACCCGCAGTGCCTAACTCAACGTTCTCAAACGCGAAACTATCTGTAATGTTGAGTGCAACCGGAAGGTACATTGTGACAGACTGTCCCGTAAAGTTTACGACACGGTTCTTTAGTTCTGCCTCTTGATTGTTTTTGTTAGTCTCTTGCGAGTCACCCGCAGTATCACCTTCAGTCTTCTCTTGATCTCCGGTATCAGCGCCATCACTCTGTTTATCTTCACGTTCGAAGTTAAAGAAATTAGAGACTAACTCACTTATGTCTAGACCACCGATCCCTGCTGGGTCGATCTTTTTCTCACGGAAAATAACTGCGGCACGAACGGTCGCGGCACCTTTGTCCAATGGGTACTCTAGTTTTTGCGCAGGTGGTGGTAGATCACCAATGATTGCTTCGGCCTCTTCCTGCAATGGTGCTATTTCTGCTTCGAAATCAGTTCCACCAGCAGCGACGACTGCTTCATTACTGACCTGTATGTCGAAAGGGTCTTTGTTAGAACCCATCGCGCCTAGGTTAAGTGAGTTTGGATCTACTGCCATTAGACTAATCCTACTTGTTTTATAAATATGATTACACTATTTATACACGATTTTGGGAATGAAGACATATAAGGGTAGATACAAACCCAAGAACCCGAAGAAGTACGTGGGTGACGTTGATAATGTTGTCTATCGTTCGGGGTGGGAACGCAGCGTCATGAAGTGGTGTGACGACAACTCTGACATCGTCCAATGGATGTCTGAGGAGCTTATCATTCCTTATATCTGTGAGACTGACAACAAACCTCACCGATACTTTGTGGACTTTGTCATTCAGTACAAGTCTGGTCGCGTTGTCCTTGTCGAAGTCAAACCCGCCAAAGAAACCAAACGTCCTGAACGTAAACAGGGCAAGTCCCGTCAGACTCTACTCAACGAGGGTCTTACCTACGTCAAGAACCAATCCAAGTGGAAGGCAGCGAAACAGTACGCAGAAGATCGCGGACATACATTTGAGGTCTGGACTGAGAACGAACTGTATGCTATGGGTATCATGACCAAGCCATTGCGTAGTAAGAAACCTATCAAAAAACTCGCCCCGTTCAGGAAAAAGAAAAAACGCGTATAAATAGAATCATTAGGTTTTAATATACGGGTTAGGGGTTCATGTCAAACATCTTCAATAAGTTGGAGTTAGAAGCATTCCGTGCGGGCATCACACCACGTACACGTGAGTCACGTGAGTGGTTCCGCAAGAAAGTGCAGAACATGAAGAACATCAACCGTAAGGCGTTGATGAAAGAAGAACCAATACAACAGACCGGAAACGAAATCGTCGGTAGTATGTACATGTTCTTCTACGATCCAAAGCATAAGGACACTCTACCGTACTATGACACATTCCCGTTGGTGATTGTGGTAGGGCCTGCGAAGGGTGGTTTCCTTGGTCTGAACCTACATTACCTCCCACCGATCCTACGTGCAAAGATGTTGGATCAGTTGATGGAGATTACCAACAACAACAAATTTAATGACAGTACGCGATTCAAGTTGACCTATGAACTACTGGCGCGTACGTCGAAACTGAAATACTTTAAACCGTGTTTGAAACACTACCTGAACGAACAGGTACAAAGTAAATTCGCACTAGTGCCACCACCGGAGTGGGAGATTGCAACGTTCTTACCAACCGCAGACTTCCAGAAGGCAAGTAAAGGACAAGTGTACAAAGACTCTAGGAGCATGATTTAATGGCATCTATCGAAGACCTAAAGGGTAAGTTGATCAGTAAAGGTGGTCTCGCCTCTGCGAACCAGTTTGCGGTCGTACTCCCTGGCCAAGTCGGAGGCACAAAGATCGACACGCGTTCCGCAAGTCTATTGTGCAAGAACGTCACAATGCCTGGCCGTCAGATCACCACACTGGACAGACAGATCGGTATCCACAATGAGAAGGTGGTGAACGGGTTCTTAGTAGAAGATGTGAACATGACGTTCCATGTACTGAACGATTATGGTGTGAAGAAATATTTTGACGATTGGACTGGATTAATGGTGGGTCACGCCAGTAAGGGTAGCGTATCGCACGGTGCAATCGGATGGAAGAAAGATTATGTCGCAGACATTACGATCCACCAACTACGCAAACCGCAGGTTCGTTTAGGGTTCGATCTAGGTCCGTTGGACATAAATTTTGATATACTTGGGGAATCCATATATACAGTGAAACTGTTGGAAGCGTTTCCGACAAATATATCAACGATACAGTTGAGTGATGAACTGGACGGTCTTGTAGAGGTTAATGCAACCTTTGCATATACCAACTGGGTTGTAACTAAAGATGAACGTACTGGCATCTCAGCAGACATCAACTTCAACTTTGGCGGTTTAATTTAAATTATAGGATTACATCATGGCATTACCGAAGATTAACTCATCGCCGAGTTATTCAGTAACGGTGCCTTCAACGGGACAAGAAGTAACGTTCCGTCCGTTCCTAGTAAAGGAACAGAAGGCATTATTGATTGCGTTAGAGACGCAAGAACGCAAAGACATGGTACGCGCAATTTGTCGCACTATCGAGTCTTGTGTTGAACAGGAATTGAAGGGAGAGTTGACGACGTTTGACGTTGACTATCTCTTTACTAAGATTAGGGCCAAGTCGGTCGGTGAAACCAGTACTCTACTGGTGGAGTGTACCGAATGTGGACTGAAGAATGAAGTTGTAGTGGAGCTGGATGGCATTGAGGTCGGGGACGTATCGGACAACGTTATGATCCAACTGACCGATGAGATCACTCTCAAGATGCGTTATCCAACCTACGAAGACTTTTTACAGAACCCCGCACTGATCGGTGGGGAGACAGCAACAGAGTCATTGCTTGAGTTAGTTATGACATGCATCGATTCTGTACTGACTGAGGAAGAAAGATTCTCGATCAAAGACGAACCAAAGGAAGAGATTGTTAACTTTGTGGAGTCAATGACGAGCGAACAGTTTGATAAGATTGCGCAGTTTGTTGAGCAGATACCGAATATATCCAGTACCTCTCACTTTACTTGTGCAGACTGTCAGGCTGAAAATGAAAAAACGTTTGCGGGAATAGATGATTTTTTTTAATTAATCTCTCTCATGACAGTCTGGTAAACTACTACCAAGTCAACTTCCAGCTGTTAAACAATTTCAACTACTCACTGAGTGAAGTAGAAGACATGTTGCCTTGGGAGAGAGAGATTTATTTGACCATGTTGATTGACGATATAAAAGAGAAAAACGAGCGCGCAAAACAACAGGGATAAACTATGGCAGTTGGTAATCTAGCAGAACAACTACAGAAACAGAACAACACTCTTGTCAAGTTGAACGACAACATTAGTAGTCTCAGCGGTTCGGTCGCCACTATGGTGATGATGCAGAACGCAGAGAACCTAAGACGACGTGAAGCAGAAGACGACGCACGTAAGGCAGCACTCGCGGCAAGTAATGCTGCGTCTGGTGGTGCCGGAGGCGGTGGTGCAGGAGGCGCAGGCGGTAGTGGCATGTTCGCTGGGTTAGGCACACTTGGTGTCGCAGGTGCCACGGGTGGTATTCTAAAGACAATGGGTATGATCGCAAAACGCGGTCTACTTGCAGGTGCGATGAATGCTGCCGCAGGTGTTACTGCTGACTTTGTCGAGACGCAAACCGGATCTGTAGAGTTAGGTGATGCGACCATGCGAGCCATGAAGTTAGGTTCGTTTGGTCTACTGTTCGGTAAAAAGTTTGGTCTCATGGCAGGTTTCGCAGGTGCACTTGCTACCGATGAGAACATTGCAAAACTCCAAGAGTTAGGTGATAACCTAGGCCCACTCAAGGATGTCGCAATCGAGGCATTCAATAAACTTCCGTCCATGAACGAGGTTCTGCAAAAGGCAACCAGCGCGTTTGGTGACACTCTGGACATGATCAACTCCGCACTTGAGGGTGACCTCGCAGGTATGGCAGATGCGTCATACGGTACTGCTGTGGTCGCTGCGGGTCTTGGTAACAAGAGAAACGCACAGGGTCTTAAGAACCTAGCAGGAGCGGCAAAAGATAAGATCACGGGCCCTAAGATGGTCGGTGGTGAATTCTCTAAAGCAGACAGACTCAAGTTTAACTCAGAGACCGTCAAGGGATTGAGTAACCGTAAGATCAAGGCGTTAGAGAAACAAGGTCTAACCGTTGATAAGAGTACGGGTTCAGTCTCTCGTAATGGTAAGTTTGTGAGTGCGGACGACATGGACGACGCATTCAAGAAGGCAGGAGTCAAGACATCCGGTCAGAGTAAAGGTGCGAAGGCTGCAGCTGCTGAGTTGAATGGTAAGGCGGCAAGTAAGTTTGGACGTTTTGGAAAGTTGTTGTCGTTCGGTAAACGAATTCCTATCCTTGGTACATTGTTAACTAGTGGTATGATGGCGTCAACTCTAATGAACGATGAACTGAGTCAAGAAGAAAAGTCTATGGAATTGGCAAAACAGTTCGGTGGTATCGGTGGTGCTGCACTTGGTGGTATCCTAGGCGGTATGGCAGGAACGGTAGTCCCTGGCGTTGGTAATATTGTGGGTGGTCTGATCGGTGCATTCGGTGGTGCGGTTGCAGGAGAGAAACTTGCATATGAGGCTGCACAGTATCTTCTAGGTGGTGATTCTGGGACTCTAGAAGCAGCCGCACTCTCAGATGGTATCACACTACCAAACGATGCAGGTGGTACCGCAGGAACGTCTGGTGCTTCATCTGGTGGAACTGCATCCGCTGCAATACCTACAAGTGGTGCGAGGGTCACTGCGGCCGCGGGAACTGCGGCAAGTCTAGGTAATTCTTCTCCAGTCGTCATCATGGACAACAGCAGTAACAACACTAACGTCTCAGGTGGAGGCGGT